TTCATACACATATGCGCCAATGCTATAACGAACGGTATACTTTTTCATTCTTTTTCCTTAGCAAACTTTGAATGATTATAACAAGTCCGACGATAGCCACCGTCTTCAGTTGGAAAACCAGCAGAGACTTCAACAAAGCAACCCGGTTCATCACACAGATTCAGTGGTTCTTTTAGTTCCTCAATCTTCTTATTCTGTACGATATCTAGTATAGCAGATTTCTGTGTCATGTCAAACTCATTTGAGATTTCCATGCCACCAGCATCATACAGCGGAACATATGCTTCAGGTCCAAAGCCAAGCCGATCATAGATCAGATAACGATAAGAGCCGCCCTGCATCGCATGTTCCACAATATTGCGGAACACCCAAGCAGTGACGGCTAATTTTGTTTCGTTGTCAGTCTTCTCTACAATATCTTCATACCATTCTTTTTCCATCATGCATGTCCTGCAAAATCGTTTTCGTTATAAGCCAGGACAGCCGCGATTATATGCTCTTGCACTTCATCACCGCGATCATACAAACGCCAGTGATCTCCACGGCGAAGAACGTCGATCAACTGACGCGCATCATACTCTTCAGGATCCCACTGATCCTTAAGCCCGAAGCAAGAGCAGTGAGAACCATACGCCCAATAGAAGCGATCACCGTTACGATAGATTACGTTGGCGTAACCTTCGTAGTCAGCCAAATCATATACAGCATATATTACCTGATCAGGCTCAGGCACATCCATCTCAAACTCACGCTGAACGTCAGCCCAAGATCCAAATTGTTCACGATAAACTTCCATTATACTTTTCTCCCTAGCGTTTGAACGTCAGCGCCATCGGTGATGTACTGAACGGGACCCTTGTTGAATGACGGGGCAAGCCGCGTCTTCTTCTTTTCAATTTCCTTGATTGTCGCAACAGACTCTTCACGGTCGCGCTTCCACTTGTAGTCATCAACGGACCGCTTGAAACCATTGCCCACAGAGTTGGACAGAGGCGCCAACTCCTTCTTCGGCAATGGCTCAGGCATATTGATCGGACGTTCCTTGACAGAACCCTTGAGAATGGACTTGAAATACGCTTTACGTTCCTCGCGAAGACGCAGTGTCTTAGCAGATGGCTTTTTACGACCAGAAGACGTTTTCGTATATACAAGTGCCATTAGTCAACCCAACCTTCTGAATACTCTTCTTGCTTCGTCTTGTAATAGTCATGAAGACCGTCAAGAAAGGAATTGATTTCGCTCAACGGTATGCTCATTATATGCTTTCTCTCAGCCACAGTCAAGATGTAATCTTCAATCAGAGGCGGAATTTCAGCATATGTATTGTAGTGCTTACGCATTGTCCTTACCCTTGTGCTTTACCTTACGATTATACACCTTTTTGTTTTTGACTACAAGAGGTTTATATCGCGGCGTCCACAAAGCCTTTGCTACATGATTACGCATCTTCCAGTTCCTCTAATAGCTGCTTTGCAGCAGGGGCCAATACATGTTCAAGATGATAGGGCAGGTCGTTGATGTAGCACAGATAGCCAACATCACGCAAGTCATATGCTTCAGGCTTGAGCGATACGACATAGTGGTAGATAGCACGATCCTCATCACAGTCCATGAGATTTTGGATCAGGGCAATCTTCTCTTCAAAGACCTTGATCTTGCGTTCCTCTTCATCGCGTTCACGCTCAAGAGTCTCTTCAGCCCACTTAGAGTACGACTCAGCGATGGACTGCGCTTCAGCATCGGAACAATCCGCATCATAGAAGCGGTGGGTGCGCGGGCGCATACCCGTCACGGTCTTGTAATCTTCCCAGAACACTTCACCAGCAACCTTACGATCAAACTTCAGCATGATTTTCTCATTGATTGTTAGAGTATTGTAGCAGATAGTCGCGGCTGCGTCAAGCAGCCTCTTCTTCCACGCGATAGTGATCAGCCAAATCATCCCAGTCCACTTCACGAAGTGCGGCGTTCATGATATCAGCAGCAAAGCCGTACTGCGGCAGAGCCCCGTCAGATTCCAGCATCTCTCCAACGAAGGACTGGATATATTCCGCATCAACAGTCTCGCCGTTCTCAGACATATCGTTGAAAATGTCACCATACCACATGTTGACGAGCCAAGTTTCGTAGTTCGTCCAACCGTTATATTCACGACGATTCATTCGTTTTCTCCTTAGAAGGGGCAGCTTGCAGATTGCATCAGTATACGCTTGACCTGATCAACAGTGATGCCTGCGATCCGCGCAAGCTGGGCCACTGTCATGTTGGGGTTCATGTCAAACATTTCTCGAATTTCAGAAGGGGACATTGTGTTTTTTCCAGTTGAGTTGATTAGTGAGTGCCGGTCCAGACAACACGACCCTGCCACGAATCTTGATTGCCAAGATAAGCACGAACAAAGTTGGTCGCGGGCGCTTTGAAAGACGCAGCCTTGAGAATCGCACCCTTGGGGAACTTGCCGTCCTTGTTACAGATGAAAGAGTGAACAGATTCGACAACACCCTTCTTGGTCTTCACGACCTTGATGTAGGTCGAACCAGGCTGAAATTCAATGTCGAATTCAGCAATCATTTCCTGAACATGCGGCTGAGAAGCCTTAGCACCCCACCACTTGATGTAGTCGGCCTTGATATGCTCGGCATACTGGTTGAGAAGCGAAACGGGAACATTGAAGCTGGGCATTAGGATCTCTCTCTTGTTACTCTATAGATATGGGGTTGGACAGTCGGTTTTTCAAGATCAGATTACGCATATCAGCTATGCACGGGCCGCAGCCCTGCCCTTAAGACCAAGTTTACGCAGCGTAATCTGCTTCCGACCAGCGTTGAAAACAGAACCACGGTCGTTACGGAAAGTCCGTTCGCTCTTTTTGGGCTTGCGATACTGACCGACAGTGATACAACCACCACGCTCAAAATACGCAATAATCATCTGATTGAGATTTTGCATTACGACACCTTGAAGTTGTAGCGAGGAAGGGGACCGATGAAGAATCGGTAGAGGGAACGAAGGAAGGGAATGTGTCTCATCATCATACACTAGATATGGGGTCGGAACCCTCGGATTTCAATGTTGGAAATAGCATACCAGCCATACATGGAATGCATAGCTGGTTTTGGTAGTAAATGCTACTATAGGTAGATTATGATTGTTTTCTGTCTGCTAAGAATTGTTTCACGAAACTATCATTTATTTCACATCCAAACTTTTTCAGATGTTGGTACTCTCTATTGTATTCCACGCGAAACATTCTTGTTAGACTCGTTTCACTTGTTGAACGAAAACCGTTCATAGCCGCGATAAATGCTCTTCCCCATGCAATCATGGTAGGACTCCTTTCAGTCATGTTGTGATACACTAGTATATAGTATTTCGCAACTGCGAGATAAGACGACAGAGTGTCGCAGTCAGTCCTTGATATGAGAGCGGTGAATCTTACACATGATCCAATCGTTATAGTATGTATCAGATTCCAAAACTTTCTCACTCATCTGATACCAAGCTTCCCAGTAGTTGGCCGTACCTTTAGACTTGCAAAGTTTCAAGATTTCTCTTTTGAATCTATCTTGTCCCAGTTTCTCAACGTCTCCAAGAAGTGTGAGGTTCGAACCAAAGTATTCGCGCCAGTCGCTTTCACTTTTGATTCTTTTTCTTCGCGTTTTGCCTTTGACTTTTTTGCTTCTGACTTTCGTGAAGTTCTTTTTGCCAATATATTGTTTTCCATTTTCTAGATTGGTGATGCGATACACAAAGGACACATAGCCTTCAATATCATCATCACCAATTTCTTTGTCGTTGTATAGCCACATGAACATACTCCCTATGGAGTATGTATGTTACCTATTCATCATCATCTCCTAAATCTACTTCGTCTTCATCAAAACATTCTTCTTTGATATCATCATCTCCACAGAAGGAACAGAAGCGTGGCTGCCCCTGCGTCTCTTCATAGTCGTAAAGCACTTTGTATGATGACTCACAGTAGTTGCATTTTATCTTATCTACTTCTTTTATCATTTTGTTCTCTCTCTTGTTCTATGGCTTTTTGCACACACGATAAAGCAAAATGAAGATTGTATGCACCGCCTTCTCCTGTTGTATATAGCTTTAGATTAGCTATAGCTGCCTCTGCATTCTTGACAGGATCATCATACAGAGGCAGCGCAAATAGTCCCATTAGATTTCACATGCCCCGCTAACACAGGCAAGCAACTGTGCGCCTTCAGTTTTATCGGTCTTCTCATACTTAGCGAGTTCTGTCCAATCAATGTTCTTAGGCATCTTAGCTGCAAGTGCTTCGTATTCTTCCTTCGTGCAGTCCTGATAAGGAGCCTGCTGATAAACATGGTCACTGTGTGGTAAGAAGGATACACCACTCATTTCATCGAAGTTGTTATAAACCCAAGCGCCTACCTCAGGCCATTCATTCTCTTTTACAGAAATAGTTACGCTTGGTTTATGCTCTGCCCAATGACGTTGATAAGTCAGCCACAGTTCAAGTTGCTGAATAGCAGTCATGTCTGAACGGAACACAGCATGTTCAGGTGACTTCTGTGGGAACGAGAACACATAAGTATGCTCAGGCTTCATCACATCATCTTCACATGGGAAACCCATGTCCTTCATCATAATCGCTAATGGATCTTTCTTATCTGCACGAACAGTTCTAATGTAATAAGGGCTATGACGAGCGTGAATGCCGCTGGCAGAATCGACAAGCTGTGAAACTGTTCCCGAAGGTTTAACGCAAGTAATAGCAGCAGACACAGGAATATTGAGTTTAGCAGCCCACAACTTATTAGTCTTAACAGCTTCTTCACGTAATCCCTCCAACATATCACCAATATTAAATAGTCCAGTAGCCTTTGCCGCATGACCATTCGTATACTCATTGTCCATGATGCCAGTCAATGACACACCAAGCAAACGCTCTTCAGCACAGTTCTCTTGCCACTTCTTGCTCAAGTATTTGAAGTTGGTAAGTGTGGATTGGAATGTACCAAGTATAGTTGCGAGTTTGACTTTGCGCTTGAGAGTTTCTGGGGTGTCATTTCCTCTAACGACAACCTCTGTGAGATTACAGAATTCGCGTGAACGGAGAATGATTTCAGAACATGGATTGGTGCCGAAATCGTGATCTGGATCTCTCCTTCCAAACTTCTCTGCTTGCTTCTTAGACGCAGTTCTACTAAAAATGCCGCGTTCGCCAGAGCGTGACTCATAGAGGGAAAGCCACTCACGCATGAAGAGACCAACATCAGGCTTCTCTTTTGCAACGAAAGAATTGTTAGCGAGAGCGCGTTGGACATTCTCTTTCCACCAGTCTCCAGACTTAGCAACACGCATTCTATCATCGCTAAGGTCAGATAGAGAAATAAGCGCCGATCTACGAACGCCACCGACAACCACAATCTCAGCGATCTTACAAACGATATCATGTGCCTCCAATGTGGTCAGTCTACGACCAGCAGCCTTCTTGAATGTTGCAACAGTAAACTTGAATAGATCAGTCAGTGGCTGAGGACCAGATGCACGGCCACCAAATGTCTTGAGCGGTGCACCAGCAGGACGAACCTTGGACACATCCCAGTTAGGGATCTGACCAGCATAAAGAAGATGAATAAGTTCCTTGAGAGCCTTTGCCCAACCAAGCTTTGAATCTGCCACATGAATAACAGTATCAGTAGGATAAAGTTCTTCTGCGATCAAAGGCAGTTGATCCACATACTTAGACTCAACAGAAAAGCCTACACCAGTACCATTCATAAGAATGTAAAGAATCTCATCAAACGAACGAGGGTTATCAACAGCAACATACGAACAGTTATAGCCAGCAACATTCTCGCGCTTGAGTGCTTCACCAGCAGTCATCAAGCAACGCATTGATGGCATGATTTCAAGATTTAATACAGCCTCTTCTAGCTGCTTACGTTCTTCTGGTGTAACTGTGTAACCAGTAACTTCTTTGATATGCTCATCAAAGAAGTTGAAATACCTAGCGACCGTTTCGTCCCAGTTTTCACGGCGATTTTCTTCCCACAACCAGCGGGCATAACGAGACTTATGAATGAACTCTTGATAGAGTGACGGTAACATATTACTGCCTGACATACGAATACTCCTAAATTGTTTTTATTGATTGTCTAGTACATTCTTGAGCGAGGGAAATTGCTCAGTGATGATGTTCCAACATTGTGTAGCGATTTCACGGTGTTCTTTCTGGGTACCGTTATCCATGCGTAGTTCGCAATAGTGAATCCATGAGCGAAGTGAACCTGACATATACATGCGGCTCATAGTAAGACCTTCAGGCAGCACGACACGGGCTTGTTCTTTGGCGATACCATTCTTGATTGCCCAATCGTAAATATCATTTATACGATCCATAACTTCAAGCTGAAGGTTCTGCCACTCATTGTTTAGCGCCATGGCCTCATCATTCACGACACTGTTCTGACGATTCTTTGTATCCTGCATACGAGTTTCACGTGGCGCAGACATTTCCTGTACAGCAGCATAACGCTGGCTGAACTCTTGAAACGAGAACGAGCGATGACGAAGGATCTGACGGCCGATATCGCGCGTGGTCTGAATTTCCATGATGACATGCACCATTTCAAAAGGCGACCAGTGCTTGTTCTTTACCAGATACTTGAGCAACTTTTCACTGTCTGGGTTGTCCTGATTGGCAGGATTAGATACACGCGCACAGTATGCAATCAAATCTTCTGCGCTATCCATAGACGAGTTTACCATAGTCGGCTGTGTAACACCGACCAACTTCACATTGTTCATATTATACCTCTTGATATGTCTTTGCAAAAATCTCTGGCTTGCAAGGGTAGAACTCACCGTTCACACCCTTGATAACCCAGTCACCCTGTCTAGCTTCCATACGACCTTCTAATGTATCAATCCAGAGTGTGGGTGGATTTGTTTGATAGCCGACTGCAGGACTGTTTATCCACTCTTCAATGTCTAATACAGACTTTACGTCCGTAATTTGCATTGCTTCAACTGTCACGGGGCGCTTTCTAAACTTTCTCACTAAATTTTCTTCCATCTCTCAAACTCCAGCTTCGCTCTTAGATCGTTGAACGTGTTAGTATCTATAAGACTTTGAATCTCACTAGATGTTCCACCACTCAAGATATAGTCATTTATGTCTTTAGCCACTATACCTTGTGGCCAAATAAAAATATTTTTATTTTGACTGATTGTCTTGGCCATCTGTCTCACAATCTCAGGATTGCGCGGTTCATTATCATGAATGAACACATAGTCATGATTACCAAGCAAAAGAGAGATATTATACAGTGAAGCATCCATAGTTGCAAGTGAATTCTGCAAGAATAGACTATCAATTGGACCTTCTACAACATAGATTCTCTTGTTGAAATCTACACGATCAAGACCAAATACTTTTCTGTTATCATCATCAAGCTTGATTGTGATGTACTTGATTTTGGAATTATTCAAAGCGCGACCTTGTACACCAAGCAGATTCTTTTCTTCATCATAGAAAGGAAACACAATACGCGGTTCATCATACAATGTCTTCTCATAGTCAGGAAGCATTTCCATGACGAACGCTTTGAAGTTCTCAGCATAGTATATATCATTGAATTTTTCACTTGGTATCTCGCGGCTTTTCAGATACTCCTTTGCATAGTGCCCAGAAGGCAACAATGCAATAGTCGGCAAGTCAATGCGCTTCTTGAATACTGGCTTTGTCTTAGCGATTGCAAAGTCAGGCTTTGCTACATTGCCAGATGACTCATTCTTGAAACGTTCCATCTGATACTCACGATACAGTGAGGGATCAACAACCTTGAGGAAGTTTCCAAGAGAAAGACTTGTTCCACAGTTATGGCAAGTATAGAACAGGTCTGACTTGCGACGATAGAAATAGCCGCGAGCCTTACCTTTGTTCTTGCTGGAATCACCGCAAATTTTACATCTGCAATTCCACAAGTATTCCGATTTTTGCTTGAAACGTTCCAGTTTAGGAGAAACTAAGGAAACGAACTTCTTGTCAATGTATAAAGACATAATGCCACCTAGTTGTATTAGGTGGCATTATAACAGATGGTATCAGAAAGTCAACGGTTACTTGTTCTTCTTTCCTTGCTCAGCCTTTTAGGAATTCTTTTGAAGTGAGGATTTTATCTACTCCAGCGATCTACTTTAGATTGTACAATCATTTTTCTGGACTTATTGAAAAGATTGTTTTCATCTTCACGTGCTTTTGGACCTGAGATTTCGTCTAGCTGTTCTGCACTCTCACGGATTTGATGTAACTTCGAATAGAAGTTTTCTTTGATGTTCATTTTAGTTTCCTTACTTTATGATTTTGTCCAATATGTCTATCTGACCAGCAATCCAAGCAACAATAGCAATAGCAAGAACAACACCATACTTCCACATTTCAATCTTGCCAAGTCTATCACCGATACCTTCTTTGTTCTTTGTCAACTCTTCTCTTAGATTCTTAATCTCTCCAAGAATTGTTCTCTCTGTGTCTTCAATCTTATCTGTTAGTTCTTTGTTTACCGTATTGATGCGATTGTACACATCCTTTATGTTATTGTTGTGTTCTTGTCTACGCATTTCTAGTAATTCCTGCACTTCTCTGGTTATCTTTTCTTGAGTTTCAAGTCTCTGCTCTTGCAAAGATACCATTTTAGAAAGACTAGATGCGATCTCTTGCATCTTGTCAATCGTCGTGTCAAACTTTTCCAACAATGCTGCCATTGTTGTAATGTCTTTTTTAAGGAGTTCTATTTCAATTCGGTTGTCTTGTTCTATAGCCACGAAGATTGACCCTTTTGCTTATTTATTTCTTCTTTGTTGTTTGTGTTGGAGTAACAGATACTGTGATCTGTGGCTGCGATGACATTTGCTGTTTTTCCATAACTCTAGAACCAAACCAGAAAGCAATGAT